AAACATTTTTGGAACACTACCAAAGCAGAAAAGCACAGAAGTAGTTATTTTTTATATACCGTGTTACCAAATCGTTTTAATGTTTTATAGCACTTAAATCTGCTTCCTTTCTTTGGAAATTATTAACTTAAAAATAAATATAAAAATAAATACAAAAAAGTATGACGGAATGGGAATATTCCAATAAGCAGAAAAAAGAAAAACGGATGGTATGGGTTACCGTTCAAGACGTTGTAAAATCATTTGGCAAAGCAAAGAATGTAATTGGCAACATTTAATGTTGGATTGGGGTATTCGTTGGTCTGATAAATGGCAAATATTCCCGATCAAAAATGTAAGCGATAACTGCCACCGTTCAATAATGTTTGGGTTTTGGAAACTTCACTTAACAATTTCTTATGCAAGGTCAAAAAGTTTTAACCAAGACAGAAAATTATTCCTTCGTCAAAAGCTGTGGAAGTTTTATTAGTTGGTTTCATAGGGTTGCCTATAACAAATGTATATACGTATAAAAATGTGTGGTAGGGTGAGGCTCGATTTTGGTGGGGTAATATTTTAATTATTAATTATTAATTGTTATGAATAGAATTAGTTTTGAAGATGCTAGTAATTTTATTTCCTTAAAGGAAGATTTTACTGAACAAAGTATTAAAGATGTAAAGTATTTTACTATTTCACCCTCTAAAAATATTCTATATCCTCAATCTGAAGGGTGGGAGGATGTAAATTATTATACTGGGAGAAGAAAAGATATGTTTAGTGGGGAAGGTGAAGGAGATCAGTGGGTTTATGTTTTATCCAACCCATCCTTACCTAATATTTTAAAAATAGGTTATACTAAATTTCTACCTGAGGTTAGGGCATCACAGATTTCTAGTGCTACGGGTGTGGTGCTTCCATATAAGGTAGAGTGGGGATTTAAGTGTTTTAACGGTGAACAATTAGAGGGCGAGGTACATCGTGCACTTGAGATTTATCGCGTTAATACTAATAGAGAATTCTTTCAAGTGTCTCTTAATAAAGCAAAAGAAGTTATAACAGAATTAGGAAATAATTATATATCATGATGGACGATTTTTTTTTAGAAAACACAATAAACCAATTAGAATCTTCTTTTGATGAAGTATCTAAGCTTAAATTTACTTTATTAGATTCAACTTTAGAGCAAATAGAATATATTTTTGAATTAGATGCAGAAGCCATCCCAGTTTTTAAAACTCTCCCTAAAGAGGAAATAAAAGAATTACATAATAGTTTGATTTTTGAAATTCTTCCATTAATGGAGGAGTTTAAATATGATGATGGAATTAAGAAAATAAAGGAATGGGAAAAACTTATACAAGAAAATTTGGATTAGCAAAATTTCCCCCATACCTTATCAACATATTAGTTTTTAAGAAAAAGAAATAAAATTTAAATTATAGAATAAAAAAGGGGAATGGATAAAATTGGAAAAGGAAACATAACAATTTATACTTTACCATATTGTACTTATTGTAAAATATTAAAGGATTCTCTATCCCATTTAAAGTTACCCTATAAAGAAGTAAATGTAGAAGTATATAGCACAATAGGAGATTGGTTAGAATTAAATCTAAAAACCACCTCCTATCCTATTATATACATTGAAATAACACCTACAGAATACATTTATATTTTATCGCAAACAAATTTGGAATCCTTAAATAAGGTTNGTATATTCACGGATATAAATCAAGCATTAGAAATTTTATTAAATTATTATTATGAGATATAAAGAATTAATTGAGAAAAAATGTAACCAAATGTTAAATCAATTAACAGGTATTCATTCATCATCCAGTAGAGGGGATTTANTACAAACCCGAGAATTAATTGAAGCTGGGAAAGAACGTATTGAGGAAATTTTAACATTGTTAAATAACGAACACCAAGAATAGATGGAATTAAAACCAGAAGATATTAAAGGAAATTTTGATATGCTTATTCGTGGGATTAATAAATATGTTACGGGTGAGCGGAAAGAGCAATTTGTAGATTTTTATAATAAATTTGATGAACGGATAGCATTACTCCCAGCATCACATAAAAAATCATACCATAATTGTTTCCCAGGAGGTTATGTAGATCATGTTTTAAGAGTAATTAAAGCCTCATTTAAAGTACACCAAGTTTGGGTTGAAATGGGGATGGTTGAAACATATACTGTAGAGGAACTTTTTGTTTCAGCATTAAATCATGATTTAGGTAAAATAGGCTCAGTAGAAGAAACATCAGTTCACCCCTCACAGGATGAGTGGAGGAAGAAGAATCTAGGTGAAATGTATACTTTTAATACTTCAATAGGATTCATGACAGTCCCAGACCGTTCTTTATTTCTATTACAAGAAGCAGGTATTCAAGTAACTACCAATGAGTATGTTGCAATTAAAACTCATGATGGGTTATATGATAAGGCAAACGAGTCATACCTTAAAGGTTTTATGAATGAAACCAAACCAAGAACTTCTCTACCTTTTGTATTACACCAAGCAGATTTAATGGCCGCTAGAGTAGAATGGGAACGTGATTGGCTACATACTTTTGGGAGTAAAGAAATAAAAACAAAAACAAAAATCACCAAACAAGATAGAGTTAATGCAAGTTTAACTCAAATTAGCGCAGTAAATAACTCGTTGATGGATTTGGTTAAAGGATTATAATATGAGTGTAGTAACATGGGTTATATTGATTAACGTGAGTATCATTATATTAGGAGTGATTGCTTTTATTATATTAAATTTACTCCGTAAGAATGAAAAATTAGAAAAAATGATTGAAGGTAGAGATACTTACATTCAAACTATTTCTACAATCATGACCGAATCCNATAAAAAAATAAAAGAAATTGATTCTAAACAAATATTCCAATCCGATGATGAAATTGGATGGTTTTTTTCCGGAATTAAAGAAATTCAAAGTTTAATTAACGATTACAATATTAATAAATAAAATATGTCTGAAGTATCTAATGAAACTATTGGAGGAGGTATATTATCTATTCCTCAAATTGATGAAGGACCTCAATATACTAAAAAAGGAACTTTACGTAAACGTCGTCCTAAGACAAAGAAGATGTATTTTACTCAAGATACAGAAGACGCTATTTTAGAGTATTTAGCTACTGAGAATGAATTACAACGTAACTTAATATATAATTCTAGAATTAAATATTCTTTTCATAAGTTAACTGAAAATATAATTCATACCTTTAAATTTTATTATACTGAGGTAGAGACCATAGGAGAACTCCAACATGAAGTTACTTCTTTTCTTTTAGAGAAATTACACCTATATCAACAAAATAAAGGTAAAGCATATTCATATTTTGGTACTATTGCCAAACGTTACCTTATATTATATAATAATACTAATTATAAAAAACTAAAAAGGAGAGCTAATGTGATGGACATAGATGAAGATCAATCAATCATAATTGACTTATCTAATAATTCTCTACATCCTTTAGAAGATGAACAAATAGCTTTTTTAGATTATTTTATTAAATATATGGATCTTCATTTATTTACATTATTTTCCAAATCAGAAGATGCTAAAACTGCAGATGCTGTAGTTGAATTATTTCGTAAAAGAGAAAATTTAGATTTATTTAACAAAAAAGGGATATACATATACATTAGAGAAATTACAGATCAATCTACTCCTCAAATTACTAAAGTAATTAAAAGAATGAAAAAAACTTATGTAAAATTAATCTCCCAATATAACGAGGATGGGTATGTTAGTATGAGATTGTAATTCTTTTTTATAATTATATTTATGTCCATATAACAATATTATGGATTTTACACAAGTAACTTTATTCGGTAAAAAAACATATGCCGATTTATTAAAAGAGATTCACACTAATCAAAAAGACAAAGAAGTTCAATTACATTCACTAATTGAGGGTCTTAAACCTATGGTTACCTGCTCAAGTGATGCTATTATAATGGTTCCTTTAATTAAAGAATATTTAGAATTAGCTATAAAAAATGATGATGCCTTAATCAAAATGGCAGGTATAGTTCAAAGAGCCATGAATACTAAAATGGCTGATAATGGTGAATTATTATCTGATGAAGATAAGGAATTATTGTTTGAATCCCTTAAGGGACTTGATGATGATGTTAAGAAGATTAAGGTTGGAGAGATAAAAAATGTCGATTAATAACCAAAATCCTACTTTAGGAAATACTTTTATAAGATCAAACCCCTCTACACCTCTTATAGGAAGTGGAAAAATGTTTCCTGTAAGAGTGATAGATATATCTTTAAGTTCTTCCTCTAACCCCCAATCCTTATTCCAAATAACTAAAGGGTGGTGGGGGATTGGTGCTATACGATTTGAATTATTAAATGAAGGTAGCACTCCTAAAGAATTTCCCCAAGGTAATATTGCTTTACCCTTAGATTCCAATTTTAAAAAATTACCTTTAATTAATGAGATTGTTTTTATAATAGCTGGACCTTCTCTTAGAATTTTAGAAGAAGGTGATGTTGAGGCTATCGACTTTTATTATATAAATGCTGTTTCCATATGGAATAGCTCTCATGCTAATGTTTTACCTTCATTAAATTATAATAAATCTTCCAATGATAGTATTTCTTTAGGTAATATAGACAAAGGAATTGAAAATAATACAGATAATCAAACAGAAGAATTATCATTGGGTAAGACTTTTAAAGATAATGGTAGTATTAGAAACCTTTACCCAAATGAGGGGGATATTATTATAGAAGGAAGATTTGGAAATTCACTTCGTTTTGGATCAACAGCAACCCAACCATCAGGCAGTCTTGAAATCCAATCTCCATGGAGTACTACAGGTAAAAATGGACAACCTATAACAATTCTTAGGAATGGTCAAAGTAAAGCTGATATTGATTTTAATAATTGGTACCCCATATATGAAGATATTCAAAATGATGATTCATCAATATATCTTACTTCAGGTCAAACAATTCCAATTAAGTTAGGTTCAACCAATTTTGCATCATTTGGGGTAGATGCTGTACCTGTAGCTAATACCACTAAATTAATACAAGATTCTCCTTTAGACAATTCATCAATATCTAATAAAGATTTAGATGATGTAAATAACCCATATGATATAATAAATCAGGAACCCGATTTATCAACCGAAGTAACAAGCTCAATATAGTAAGAAATGGCATATAAACCTGAATTTCCTTATAGAGGCAAACAAATCATTATAGATTCTGATAGAGTGTTATTAAACTCTAAAACAGATACTACTTTTATTATAGGAAATAAAGCCGTAGGAATATCATCTGGTGGGTCTATAAATTTAGATAGTAGTGGGGATTGTATAATTAATTCGGCTAATATTAAATTGGGTTTAGATGCTAGACACCCTTTAGTATATGGTGATACATTACAAAAAATATTAAATGAATTTGTGGTGTTATTAGGTGATGTTGTAGCTCAAAATTTAATTACAGCTACTGAATCTAATGGGGCTGAGATAACTTCTGTTAGATTAGCAGGTGATGCTTTAAAAACAGCTTGTGTAAATTTAAATAAAAGTTTACTCGATATAACATCCAAAACCAACTTTACTCAATAATGGCTTTAGAACAAACTATAATTAAAACTAATAATACTATAGGTAGGTTTACCCAAACTGTACAAACCCAAGCCTTAATTTTAATTTATGGGCCTAAAGAAGATAAAGAAGTAGAATTAATAGATTTTAATGATGAAGATAAAAAGAAGTCATTTTTAGAAGCATTACCTAAAATTAATAAGCAACCTTCATTAAGCAGTATTACTAAAACTTTACAAGTTATAAATACTTATGATATTTGTAATCCCTTAAATTTTGCTGTAGGTCAATTAACGAAACCCGGTACTAAAATAGGAGATATCTTAAGTAGTACTCAAGGTAAAATAAGTGAAGTTGTAAATATTTTCAGAGGATTCAACATCACAAATAGTACTCAAGAACGTATAGCTTTTGTATCACCTACAATAGATCTTGAAACTGGAGAAGTTATAGATTCTATGCCTTTCCAAACCCTAAATAAAGTAGGCTTAATTGTACCTTTTACAGGAAATGAAATAATTAATAAAGCTAATATTATATCTAAAGGATCTTATGTAACCCTAACCCAAACAGATGATTTTAGTAAGAGTGTATATTATCTAAAAGGCACAATCGATACCTCTTTTAGAGCAACTACCCCCATTTCAGGGATGGAATATGTTATAAACATAGATAGTATGGGTCCTATATCTGAACCCCCATACCAAACTGATATTAAAGGAAATTTAATAAAAGATTCTGTAGGTAGACCAATCCCTAAACAATTTTTTAATTGGAAAATAGAATCTGAGTCAAAACCATCTTCAGATATTAGGGAATTATCTGATGAATTGCAAAATTTAACCAATGCTTTAAGAGAAATTGGTATAGCAGATTTAGCTAATGAGTTAGCAAATTTACCCCCTTCTTTACCTGGAATTGGAAATCTCCAAAAATCCTTATCCGATGTAAATGATATAATAAATAATACTGCTATTGGTGTTGCTGGTGTAGCTAATGATACAGGTACAGCTTCTCTACTTTTATCTGGCAACTTAAATGCTGAAAATGTAATTTTAAGAGTAAGAATATTAAGAGATTTTTATCAAAAAATCCTCCCCTTTACAAACATATCTTTTGCCATACAGGAATTATTTAAAAAACAAATAGAAAGTATAAATAATGTTTTGAGAAATGCTATACCATATGAACAACTATCTAAAGCAGTTAAATTTATAGCATTACAATCTAGAAATGTTTTAGGAGTGATTAACCTAATTTTAGCAGGTCTTAAAATTATCAATTCTGCCATTAGAATTGTTATGGTAGTTTTAAAAGTAGTAAAAGTAATCTTAAAAATAATTAGATTAGTAATAAAAATAGTTCCTGCTAGATGGAGTACTGTAGGTAAGATTGAAACTATTACCAATAAAATCAAAAAATGGGAGGAAGGTATTCAAAAAGTTATAGATATTTTAAAAAATGTATCTAATAATATTAGAAATTTAATAGGTACATTATCTTTAGTACGAAGATATTTAATTACGATGATATTTGAAACATCAAGATTAGCGGCTAAATTAGAAAGTTGTAAAGGATACAATGATAAAGATTTATCTTCTATGATTTTGGAAGCATCAAGAAATAATTTTGAGGCTCTTAAAAACTTAATTAAAGGGGTTCCTCAAGTTGAAAATGTAGGTATTAGGGGTGAAGCTGGTAGTGATGCTTTAGAAAATGGATTTACTACATTTGTTTTTGGTCCTGGGGGAACTATATTACCCCTTAAAGACTCAGTTTTTGGATTTGATGAGGTAGGAAATTTAATTTTTTATGGTGATTTAATCTCTAAATCTACAGGTATAAATTTTGAAAATACCTTTGGTCAAGAATTTAGAAGTAAACTTAAATATTATACTTTTAATAAATTCAAAACTTCACAAAGAGAACTAGTAGAATTTGCAGATAATGCTTTTTTAAAAAATCAAAAAATTGCAGATCCCGAAGATATATTTGGGAATTTTCAAGAACTATTTTTGGGGTATACTCTTAAAATTCAAGAAGAAAAACCACTTCAATCTACAAAACAAACTCTTCTTAGAAGAAGAGGTATAGCATTATCCTCAACAGAAAAAATAATTACCTCTACAGATTTAACCTTTGCTACTGATCTTCAAGGTATTATAAATGAATTAAAATTTAAATTATCACAAGATTTAAATCAAGGTTTAATAGGGATCAATACTACGGATAGTGGTAATAATGAAATTACTAATGACGATGCCTTAAATGTAGCTTCTGGTTTAGGAGTTAATCCTATAGGTTTAAATAATGAAAAAGCGACCTCAAATAATAAAGCATCAAGCAATATAGCGGGTCAATCATCTCAAATAGATATTACACCTACTGAAACTAGAATAGGTAATACCCCCTTCTTCTCTGAAGATGAAAATGATCAATCATCATCTACTATTACTAACAATAATTCCACATTAAATAAAAATATAAACATGGAATCTCTTATCTCATCAGCTACTTTATCTAATGATGAAAATCCTGAATTATTAGCTATAAGGGGTATATTAGATACCATAGGGTCCATTAATCCAACAAACATATCAGAAATTTTGAGTGGACCTAATAACGAAAATTTAACAGATGAAGAATTAATATCTAAGTTAAAATCATCTATTCTATCTTCAATAGATCCAAATCCTGATAAAGTAGAAGAAGTTAAAAGAAAAACTCAACAATGGTATGAAGGTTTACAAAAACAAACTAAAATAGATTGGGAAAGATTATTCCAACAAAATAAATTTAAAAAATTGCCAACCCCACCATATGAAACCTATTATAATAATATTGAAACTGCAGAATTACCTAAATGGGTAAAATTATTATTAAGAAATAGATATACCCAAACCGAAATAGATTATGGTATATCACAGGATAAAATTAGGGATAAATACAAGATCACAATCCTAGATAGTGGGAATGTAGAAGTTGAATTAAGATCGTGATTTAGGAATAAAAAATAATAAAATAAATATTTATAGATATGAAATTAGAAGCTTTTAGAACAATTATTAGAGAGGAAGTAAGATCTGTAATTAAAGAAGAATTATCTTTAATAATGCAGTCTCCTATTACTGAAACTAAAAAAGTTTATAAACCTATTATAGAACAACAAACCTCAAAACCTACATTTTCTGAAATATTAAATGAAGAAAAACTCACATACTCACAACCACAACCAACTAAACCTCTATCTACAGGGAATCCTATATTAGACATTTTAAATGAGACAGCCTCATCAGGTGAATGGAGAAGCTTAAATGGGGGGTATGATTCTTCACATGCTGCTGGATTTTCAGGAGGACTACCNGNANCCCCAACAAGAGTAGTAGATTCTGTAGATCAAATGTTAGCTGGAAAACAGGGTGCAACCGACATAAATCAAGTATCTATAGATGCTGTTCCTGATTTTTCTAAAATGATGAATAAATTTAAAGAGATAGGTAAAATATAATGGCTTATATTGTAAGAAATGTTGATATTTTAGATCTTAACCCTAGTATAGGTGTAGGTATATCTTTACCCTTTAATGGACCCACAGGTATTAACACTACTTATAGTACTAAAGATGCTACTAAATCCAACCTATTAAACTTTATATTAACTGGTAAGAGAGAAAGAATAATGAACCCAACATTTGGTTCAGGGATTAGAGATGTTTTATTTGAACCCATAACTGAAGAAAGAGTTGATCAAATTGAAAATTTAATATATGGTGGTGTTGAACAATATTTTCCTCAAATTAAGATAGATAATTTAGTAGTAGATTTATCTACATCAACAAAATCAATTACTATATACATAAAGTATTCTATAATTAACACAAATATTGAAGATGAACTTCAAATAAACCTCAATAATGGCGGAGTCTAAACAAATACAATATATAAATAAAGATTTTGATGGATTTAAGCAAAAACTTTTAGAATTTGCTGAAATATATTACCCAAATACTTATAATGACTTTTCAGAAACCTCTGCTGGTCTTATGCTTATAGAAATGGCTTCTTATGTTGGTGATGTATTATCATTTTATACTGATAACCAAATACAAGAAAATTTCTTACAATTTGCCAAACAGAGGAATAGTTTGCTTTCACTAGCATATAATTCAGGATATTTCCCTCAAGTAACTAATGCAGCATCTACCAATCTAGATGTTTACCAAACAATACCTTCCACTATTGAGGGTGGGTTAGTATCTCCAGATTTTAATTATGCCCTGATAGTTGAGGAAGGATCACAAATTCAATCTTCTAATAATACATCCATTTTCTTTTATGTAGAAAATAAAATAGATTTTACAGTATCAAGTAGTGCAGACCCTACAGACATTTCTGTATATTCTTTAGATTCAAACAACCAACCAAATTTTTATTTACTTAAAAAAAGAACAAAATCTACAGCCGGAGATTTAAAAACAATAAACTTTACTTTTACAAATCCTCAAAGGTTTTCTACTGTAAAGATAGAGGATAATAATATAATAGAAATAATCAAAGTAACAGATAGTGATGGGAATAGATGGTATGAAGTACCTTATTTGGCACAAGAAACCATTTTTGATCCTACCACCAACATAGCACAAAATAACCCTGAATTATATCAGTACAATGAAACTACTCCATATCTTTTAAAAATTAAAAAGGTACCACGTAGATTTATAAAAAGATTCAAATCTAATAATACCTTAGAATTACAATTTGGTCCCGGCATTTCATCTAACCCGGATGAAGTAATTACTCCTAATTCTGATAATATAGGTTTAGGATTGCCTTATGGTCAAAACAAACTTACCACTGCTTGGGATCCTTCAAATTTTTTATATACAAAAACTTACGGATTATCTCCTTCAAATACTACTCTTACAGTAGAATATTTAACTGGTGGAGGTGTAACTTCAAATGTACCTGCCCAATCCTTAACAATATTATCTTCGGGTAATGTGGTATTTTTTGGGGATAATCTAGACCCAACATTAGAATCAACAACACGAAATTCTTTAGCATTTACAAATACTCAACCCGCTATAGGGGGAGGGAATGGGGATACTAATGAAGATATTAGATTAAATGCTGCTGCTCAATACCCAACACAATTAAGAACTGTAACTAAGGATGATTATGCCATTAGAGCTTTATCATTACCTTCAAAATATGGTATTTTATCTAAAGTATACATTGCCCAAGATAATTCTATCTCACCCAATACTTTAAACTCAGAAAGCTCATTTGACACTAATGCTTTATCATTATATGTTTTATCAAGAGATAGTAATAATAAATTAACCATAGCAGACCCCGCATTAAAGAAAAACTTAAGTAATTATTTGGGAGAATATAGGATGATAACAGATGCTGTTACTATTAAAGATGCCTTTATAATAAACATTGGGGTTAATTTTGATGTTATAATCATGCCTAATTTTAATAATAGAGTAATATTAAATAATATAATTAATGCTTTAACTATATACTTTGATATAGATAAATGGCAATTAAACCAACCAATATTATTAAATAATGTTCGTAATATAATTGATAATATAGAGGGTGTCCAAACCGTTAAAAAATTAGAATTAATCAACAAATCCGGAATTGAAAGTAATTATTCGGAATTTTCATACGATATTAAAGGTGCAACTATAAACGAAGTTTTATATCCATCCTTAGATCCAAGTGTATTTGAAGTAAAATTCCCTACCATCGATATACAAGGTAGAGTAATAACAAATTAACAAACAATGGCCATATACAAAATATTTCCTGAAAAAGATGCTTTTATATTATCAAATTCCACCTCACAAAATACAGGTAGGGATGAAGTATTAGAAATTTCTAATAATGGAGATACTCCATATATTAAACGTGCATTAATTCAATTCAACTCAACTGATATAAGCGATGTAATTAATAATCAAATATCTGGTGCACAATTCCAAAGTAATCTAAATTTATACCTAGCTAATGCTAGTAATTTACCCCTAGATTACACAATAGAAGCCTTTCCATTAATTCAATCTTGGGGTATGGGTACTGGAAAAATTAGTGATTTTCCAAAAACTACTAATGGGGTATCGTGGAATTTTAGATCAACATCAGGGTCAGAAGCCTGGAATAATCCTGGGGGAGATTTTTTAACATCATCTATTAATACTCAAAATTTTACATACACAAATAACAAAGATATTTCAATTAATGTTACAAATGTAGTCCAAATGTGGGATGATAACTCAATTGATAATAACGGGTTTATTTTAAAACTCAACAATAATATCGAATCATCACCTACAACCATAGAAACCAGCTATTTTTCCATGGATACCCACACAATATACCCACCCCATCTAGAATTTAAATGGGATGATTCCATATATTCTTCCTCGATAGCTCCTATTACCTCAAATGATTTTGTTTTAAAGTTAACAAATATAAAATCTGAATTTGAAAATACAAATATATACAAATTTAAATTAAAAGTAAGAGATACATACCCTATTAGGTCATTCCAAACCTCTTCCATATATTTAGATTCTAAAATAATACCACCAACCTCTTATTGGGGATTAAAAGATATTAAAACTGGAGAAATGGTGGTGGATTTTGATACCTCATATACTAAAATCTCTGCTGATAATAATAGTAATTATTTTACAGTTTATATGGATGGGTTAGAACCTGAAAGATATTACCAAGTAATGGTTAAGACTATAGTAGGGGAAGAAACCATAGTAATTGAAGATAAAACTAATTATTTTAAAGTTGTAAGATAATGGCTATACAAGAGGTAAAATTAAATAAAAATGTATTTGGGAAAGTAACATATCCCAAAGTTATAGATATTGAATTTTCTCAATTAATTAAACCTGAACAAATTTTAACTATAGAAGAACCTATTACTATAGCTGAATTTTTTACTGAATATGATAGATTATTTTTTGAAATTCCCCAAAGAGGTAATTTTGGCTCTCACGAAGAAATAATTAAACGAAGTTCTAGTTTTATAGGAGTAACGGGGCAATCAGGAGAAATCCAAGCCTTATTAGATGAAATAAATGAACTAAGAAATCAACTATTTTCATCCCAACAAGAGATACTTAATTTAAGTACAAATATATAACATGAAGCAAACCAGTATTACAAATAATTCTCCTATTGATCTTATAAATCAAGATTATTCTATTAAGGATACTTCATTATTAAATGAATTTTCAATAAATAGAGATTTTGGGGCTGAACAAGATGTTGTTGAATATCATGTATTTTCTAATAATAACCAACTTTTAAGTTCTAATTATGATTTTAGGGGATATAAAACTCAAGTTACTTCGGAAGATACTAATTTATTTAATACTTTATATCTTGATCCTGAGGATCATTTAAAACAAGCAGGGTTTAATTTAGGAAAATATAATGTAGGTTATTTCTTTTATAGAACTTTATTTTTAAGTAATATTGATAGACGTTTCTTTATAAAAGAGATATCCCAAGATAGAACTGAAATTAAAATTGTTACTAATGATTTATCATATGATGCTTTAGGTACATCATATTTTAATTATATAACTTCAAAACAAGGTAAGAGTTTTTATTCTGATATACTTTTAAATTTTAGTAATAACCAAACTTTAATAGCAGTAAATACTCTATTAGACACTAGTAATACTTCTGAACCTAGTCTTTATATTAAATTATATGAACCTTTACCTTCTCAATATAGTTTAAAAGATACTTTATTTTGTGTTGAAGAAGTATCTGAACCTATTTCCTTTAATATAGACATTGAATTTAGATCCGAGGAAGTAGAAACTAAAAATTTTTTAAGAGGTCCTAATACAAATATTGAATTAAATAATCAGATAAACATACCAACTAGTTATTTGAATATATCTAATTTATTAGAAACTTCCCAAACTTCATCATACCAACAAGTAAAATCATATCTTGAGGAAACAAGTGTTAATATTAACATAGACCATACAGATTATGAAAATTTTGTCCATTTTTCATCTGCTGTTGAAAGGTTAGAAAATTTTAAATATAAAATAAATTTAATACAAAATTATCAAAATGATTTAAATCAACTGAAAGGAGTTGATGAATTAACAAACGATACATTTTTAAGCTCTTCTAAATCTACTATACAACAAAACATCGATACTTTAGTTGAAAAGTTCGATAATTATGAATATTTTTTATATTTCGACTCTGGCTCAAAATCATGGCCCAAATCTAATGACCTCCCCCCATATAACAATCTACCAGTAAACTCACCATTCTCTATGGAATGGTTTGGTTCTGCTAATGAAGATAGTAGCTATTACGGTGGTCAATCGCTTTCAGCCTCATTATATGATGCAGAAAACAGAGATTACATATGGAATACTTTACCTTTATATATAAAAAATGATTTTCAAAATCAAAATTTAGAATTAATAGTAGCAATGCTTGGTCAACATTTTGACTATATATGGTCATACTCTCAAGCCCTTACTAACTTAAAAGATGCAGACAACCGACCAGATTATGGTATATCTAAAGATATGGTTGCTGATGCACTCCGCTCTTTAGGAATTAAATTATATTCTAGTAACAGGACAAATACCGATATCTTCACCTCTATTTTAGGAATATCACCTTTAGGTTCCCTCGTACCAGATACAGGTTCTTTAAGAGTAGAAAACTACATATCAGCATCAAATGAAGTTATATCTTATGATGATGTAAATAAAGAAGTATACAAGCGCATTTATAATAACTTACCTTATTTACTTAAAAGTAAGGGTTCATATCGTGGTTTAAGAGCTCTACTAAATTGTTTTGGTATATCCGATATTATTTTAAAAATAAATGAATTTGGTGGTAATAGAAAAAACATAAGAGAAGTAAATCAATATTTTGAACATTTAGTTTATAATTTAGATACAAAGGGTGAAAGTGTAGTACAAGTCCCTTGGTTACCAACATTAATGCCTATTGTTCCTGATTATTGGGAGGAAATAGATCAAGATTGGAATAATATAGAGGGTTGGTGGAATGGAGTACTAGCTGAAGATCAAGTACCTGACACAATTGAATTTAGATTTAAAACCAAGGGTATCCCAAATACCAATAATTTTTCTCAATCACTATTTCAAGTAAATAATAGTGTATCTTCATCACAATTTGGTATCCAATTATTATATCCTTCTTCCTCTAATGCCCTAAAACCAGGAACTGAATATGATAATTATGGAGAACTTAGATTTATCCTTTCGGGTTCTGAAGGGTATATTTCTACAACCCCTATATATTTACCATTCTTTAATGAGAGTTGGTGGAATTTAAAATTAAATAGAGGAGTTGCGGGTCTAAATCTAAATCAAACGGGTTCAAACCAAACCTATGAATTATTAGTAAAAAATACTAACTTAGATAATAGCAAAGATCGATACATACAATACCAAGCATCTCAAAGTTTATTTATAAATGGTGCAAACTCTTCATCATACAATCAATCATGGAATAATTATACCTTTTCACCAAATAATTCTAATTTATATGGGTATTTAGGAGGAGCTAATAGCAATAATATAATAACTCAAGATGGGATTGTATTTGATGGTTATTTCCAAGAATTTAGATATTGGATTACAAACTTATCGCAATCTACCTTTGACCAGCATGTTATTAACCCAACATCTTATGTAGATAATGATAATACTTCTTCATATTATAACTTAATGTATAGATTACCTCTGGGAGGTTACTCAATAATATCAGGATCTGATGGGGATAATAGAGTAATTACAGTTCACCCCATGTCAACAGGTTCGCTTGCACCCACTGCTTCATTTTTGGGAACAGGTTCATCTACAATAAATTATGGTATTATCACCAATTTCTCAACTGAAAGTTTTACAAGTGAAGCTAGAGTAGACTTAATCCAATCCGCAGATATAGGATCTTATGGTCAAAATGATAATAAAATTAGAATCCAAAACTCCCCACTTATATCTGGTTCAATTTTATCACCATATATTACAACCCAGCAACCCTTAATAGATGGTTATACTACAGATTTAGATAATCTTGAAATAGCAATTTCACCTCAAGATAGTATTAATAATGATATTACAAATCAATTAGGGTTTTTTAATATAGATTCTTATATAGGTGACCCTAAATTAGCATCCTTAACTACTTACCCTAAATTAAATAATTTAAGAGATTTTTATTTTCAAAAATATACTAAACAACAAAATGTTTATGATATAGTTAAACTGATATCATATTTTGATAGTTCGTTGTTTAAAATGATTAAAGATTTTGTACCTGCAAAAACTTCCTTAAGAACAGGTCTTGTGATTAAACCCCACATGCTTGAAAGAAATAAAATAGAAAAATTTGAACCCTCGTTAACATACATAGATTATAGCGGATCTATTAAAATGATTGATGTTATAGGTTCAACTCCAATGGGAATTTCATTAAATACTAAATATATAGGTGAAATAAGAATCAATTCAGGGTCAGGAAAAATTTCAACCACCCCTTATGTACTATATAATTTTACAGATAATAGAGAGGCATTTACCGGAGAATATAGTGGCAGCCAAGTAACAGTTTACACTCAACCACCTAATAGTATAGTAACTGAAAAAAGTTTTTTTGGTATAGAAACTGAATATAGTACCTCATTATCATATTCATCTCTACCTTTTAACCCTACATTAAACAATATTTCAGAGGCCAGAAAATCAACCCAATACATGGATCTTGATTATTCTTATAATATAATCACCCCAGTAAACATAGATTTAGTTACAAGTAGATCTTTTGGGTATATATCTGAATTAGATACTCCTTTCTTAGATGCCCCTATACAAGATAGTAATTACACACTGTTGCGTAGTATAAATCCACGTTATTTAGGAAGTAAAACTATATCCAAAAAATATAATGATTATACTGTAGGTGATCAATCTTATGGTAAAACGGCTGCTATTGATTTAAATTCAATCAAATTTGCTTACTTCTCAGAAATAGTAGAGACTGGATCTTTACTCCCAGATCGTTCGAATATGTATTTAAAATATTTGATTGATGGTAGAGCGAATGTTACTGAATTAACTCGTAAAAATGAAAATATATTTGAAATACAGAATATTTTTAATTCAAAAAAGCAAGCAAATATATCTTTAGACAACAACCAATTATTTTCAGACCAAAAATATTTAGATGGTTTAAAACCTATATATGCTGGTGGGTACAAATATTTATCTTGTTTACAAAATCCTACAGGGAGTGAAGTTTTAATATACAAATTTACATCTGGTTCTTTAACCACAACTACAAACACTGATTTAAGAGAATTACCTGGAAGTTTAGGAGGGGAATTTGTTAAAATATCTAATTTTTCTTTAGGTAATATTAAAATGCAAAGTGGGAGTGATAATGTATCAGTAGGAGGCTATCCAGCTATAACATTAACTAGAAATACTCCAGTCAACCAATCCACAATTTGGTGGGATAATAATTTAGTAATTAACATTGAGGGGCAAGTTGAAATAGAATTAAATATTTCTAAAAACGAATCTACTTCTATAGATAGTATAACTTGGAATCCCTTTAATGGATTTCCACCCATAATATCATCATCTATAGATTTGGGGAATTTTGCTTTACTAAAAGCAACTTACCATATATCAAATTCAGTAACACTTCCCAAGAATGTTAACTCTATTGAAGCTTTATTAGATAACTCTACTTCAGCTATGGGAGGTTACTTTAAAACTAACAATTTAAATCCCCAAATCACCAATGCTTCAATTAATATTGGAGTAGAAGCTGCAAAATACTTAGATCCTCCTTATACTTACTATTACCCTTCAGATCCTATACTTTCTTTAACATCTAGTATAGAAGATATGGGTGATTCTAATAATGGAAATGCTTTCTTTTTAAGAAATAATACAGGTTCATTTAATATTATAACAGCCTCTGTTTCAATGTCTTATTGGTATGGAAATTTTATTCAAACCTCATCAGTTCAAGATGGGTATCAATTAGTAGATGAAGAATTTAGAATTGAAAAAGGAGATTTATTTAGATTTTATGATTCATCAAGTGGAACCTTCCCTAAAGAATTTGAAAGACAAGTAAAACTTGTTAACACTATAAATAGAGATGAAGTTACTAATACTAGACGTTTAACAATTGAATTTAATAGAGATATTCCAACAAAGGCTTGTATAGATTATGGAAGTGTTGATAATCCAGAGGATGCTAGACAAATTAAACATTTTATTATTCTAAGAAAAACATTAGATGAAACTAACATTGTACTAGATTTTACTAAACAACCAGGACAAACCTCAACAGGTATAGTACTTCCATCAGATGTTCCAAAATCTTTACAAGAAAGAGCAGGTAATATAGTAAAACAACTTAAATCACAAAATTTAATATCATAAAAAATAAAATATTTATATTTATATACAACATTAATACATTATGGGATACTTAAATAATACCACAGTTACAGTTGATGCAATCCTCACTAAAAAAGGACGTGAGTTATTAGCTAGAAACGATGGCTCTTTCAGAATTACACAATTTTCATTAGCAGATGATGAAATTGATTACACATTGTATAACCCCACCCACCCATCAGGTTCAGCATTTTATGGAGAGGCTATTGAAAATATGCCTATACTAGAAGCATTTCCTGATGAAACTCAAACTATGAAGTATAAATTACTTACCTTACCAAGAGGTACAGCAAAACTTCCGGTTTTAGAATTAGGATATACAGTTATTACTTTAAAACAAGGTGCTTCACTATCAATTACACCCCAAACATTAAATTACTTAGGTACAAATTCAACATTTGAATCTAGTGGGTATGTAGCTACAATTGGAGATTCTAGAACTTTATCTAAATTTGAAGGTGTAGGGGTAACTACTCCAAATGCTACTCAATTAAATTCATCATCCACCATTGGTACAAATGTATCTCGTACTATAATTGGAACTACAATAAATTTAACAGCAACAACCATAAATACTTTATTTGGTACCTCGAATACACTAAATACAATTCTAACAGTTACTGGTAGAGATTCAGGAGCTAGATTAACAATACCTTTAAATATAACTAAAGTAACATCATAAGATAAAAATATATGAGCTTTATAAATTTACAATCAAGCGATTTTATAGTAAGTGCTGATTCAATTACCTCTACCTTATGGTCAGGTGGTTCACCCATCCTAAATCAATTCTTTACCTCATCACAAACATCATCATTTAATACTTTTTTGGATATATATCAAACGGGTTCATTAAGATCAGATGCTGAAGTACAATTTTCAATTGCATATGGTCAAGTAGAAGGATCAGGGTCTGCTCCATATAACAACCTAGTCCCAGGTAATTCTCCAACCAGAGTAACATATGGTCAGTTTAGAACTTTAATCAATGGAGATGAGAATACAAATTTTAATTTTGGAGTAGGGAATACAAATTCAGATGATGTTTTTGTATTAAATGTTAATAGAGCAAGATATAAAGAAAAACTATTCCCTGGAACATTTAATCTAACAATATCAGGTTCTGATGGTACAGAAGTATCTCGCTTACAACTTACAGACAATTCTAAAGATGTAACAACTTTAACCTATACGGATGCTGGTAGAGTATTTGATATTGTAAGTGGTACAAATGGTAGTGCAACTACCTCTACTCCAGTTTCAGCTTCAACCGTAAGACCAGGATATACACCATCAGGTTCTTATGGTAAATTCCTCCCAGATGTAGGTCTAATTTTATTAAACCCACAAGCTTTACAATTATCTGCTTCTTTAGGAGGTGCAGGATTAGTAATAAATGGAGATTTAACAAATGAAGCTTTAGTAGCCAACCATAGTGCACTTTTTGAATCAATTAAACTAGCTCAAACCTTTTCACTTAATTCTGAAGAAACAATAACTTCTGATTATATTTTTGTAAGAGTACGAAATTCTGATTTTAATTATTCAACAAACCCATCTATGATAAGTGGTAGTGGTGAATTTGTATATTCAAGTCTAATTAACAATCCCCAAACATTCGTAACAACTATTGGTTTATATAATGATTCAAATGAATTACTTTCAGTAGCTAAATTATCAAAACCCTTAGTAAAAGATTTTACTAAAGAAGCACTAGTACGTGTAAAATTAGATTTTTAATGAATGAGTTTTGCATACAAAAAACTAAGCCCATCTGACATAAAGTCAACTCCTTATGTTGCTAATAAGCAATATGATTTTCTATCATCTTCTTATGAAGACCAAGGTATTCAAACTTATATAGGAGAATATATCCCTATTACAAATGATAGACCTTTTGATCCTAAGAACGATAACTTAACTACAGATGGTAATTATAGACGTTTGATTTATGAATCAATTCGTCACCTCTACTACCAAAATTATGTTACAAAATCATCTTTAGATCAAGAAACAGAATCCGAAGATTTGATATATCCTAAGAATGTTGGTCAATTCTGGCATTCTTCATCTTATGATAATTTTCTGCAAAACACTATGGCATCAAGTTCATTTGCACAAAATTATAGGAGTTTTCCTTATTTTGAAAGTATAGAATACAACTTTGATAATGTATCTTCTTCTTTATATGGTACAGCTATATATTTTATAGAAAATGCTGCTAAAATTAGAGTAATTTCTATTCCTAAAGATTTATATGGAAATGGAGTACAACCCACTACTTTTGAATTATCAGGTTCAAATTTTTTAATTAAAGATGATGGACAAGGTAATCTATTTGATTATAAACTTTTAGCGGGGTCTTATGAAGGGGTAAATTACTTAGATTCTGACAGTGGATATGCTGGTAATAGTTCACTTGCTGTTCCTGTGGGAAATATATTTTATAATCATGGTATAGCTGTAATTACAAATGTAGATTATATATGTTTTATAGAAGGTAATCCCGTAGCTAGAAATAATTATGTAGAATTATTAAATACCCAAGTTAATAAAACCATTCTTACCCTAGAAGATGATTTTGATGATTGTGGTTTTATTCTTACAGGATCTATAAATACTTTTGAAAGCCCAAATTTTAACTTTCCTGATTATACTATTAGTTCTAGTGGGGATTTAATTATAACTCCTAATATTACTAGTGTAATACCTGGAGATTATAGATTAAATTATAATGTAAAAAATAATTTCAATTTAAATAGCAATACAGGTTCCGTTATACTAAAAATAGCAGCACTACCATTAACTTCTAGTATCTCATCAATCACTCCTGCATGTTACCAAAATTTATCTAACCAATCCTCTTCAGTTGTATTTACAGTAGATAGGGGTTTACCACCATATAGCTGGTCCATAGATAATATAAATTATAATCCCATAAATGATTTATTTCAACCTGTAGTTTCATCATCAATATTCCCCTCACAATCGGTTACTTTATATATTAAAGATAGAGGTGATGATATTGTAACTCATTCTATAAACACCTCCTTTACTCCTATAGATGGTAAATTATGGCAGAATGACGTATCATTCTGTGGTATAAACGATGGATATATAATTGCTAGCGCGAGTGGTGACTTACCTATCATAGCGTCTTTAAGCGCTTCGTTTGACAATAATATTGAATTACCTAATACTATGAGTAATCTAGAGACAGGTAATTATACAGTATATTTTAAAGACACTAATAATTGTGTTACAACTTCACAAATAGAAATAACAAAAACAACTCCTATAACAGCAAGCTATGTTTTAGAACATATAGATTGTTTTAGTAAATCAACAGGACAAATATCTTTATACCAATTTGATAGTATTTCTTTAGAAGAAAGAGAACCAGAACTATATCTAACAGGGGGAGCTGAACCATTTAATTGGGAATGGACAGGTCCTAATGGGTTTATAACAAACTCTATAAACATTGATAATATCCCTTCAGGTACATATTTACTAAATATACAAGATAATGATGGGTGTTTTTATGGATTTACATTTGAATTAACCTCTTCAACCCCTATATTATATACCTCTAGTATAGATTACACTAGTAGTGCCTATACAAGTTCTTTAATTATATCAAATTTACTAGGAGGTGTACCTCCTTACAGCATAACAGCATCTACCTTACTGTCTAATTATTTTTTAGAAGTTACCACAAGTGGGAATTTTTCAATCCCATTAATAGCAGATGAATTAAATGGTGGTGCTTGTACTGTTTTATTACAAGATTCATTTTCATGTTCTTCTACTACCTCTAGTTTAGAAATATTTGGTAGAGCTTGGGAATTAACGGGTTCAAATTGTGAAGATGGAACTGGTAGTCTTACAGGTAAGCAAGTAGGACAAAGAAAGTTAAATTTTTATACCAACGAAAAAACTGGTTCAGAATGGGTAAATATATTAATTCGTTCTGGTAGTGAATCACCCATCCAATTAGCCACATCTAGTAGCTTAACTGGTAGTTTAATATGGAATTATAATGATACTCTATATATAGATGTGTATACGGGTTCAAATGATAATTTTTATTTAAGAAGAGAATTTAGTGGTTCAAATTGGGGAGAAACAGGCCCTTCTAATATAACAGGAAGTGAAATTACAGCATCTGCAATCATATTAGGTAATGCTAATATAGTTCAATTTGATGAAAACTTAGATGTATCTTTAGCTTTTGGTCCTGATTATGGTATTAAATCTCTACATTTAACTGCTAGTAAAGTAAATACAGAAAACTTAGCTACTAATATTAATTTTAAATTTAATAGACAAATACCATTATCAAAAATTAGAGATAATTTTACAGCTAGTGCTAATTTATTATCTACAACAGGAAGTAATGGAAGTGGTTCAAATTTTATAGCTCGTAGTAATGAATTTATTGATATAGAATACGGTAATACCGGAAGTTTTATAGGTAAAAACACATTACTCTTTAGAGAAGAATATGGATTCGGAAACATTATAAACACAATATCAGGTTCAAACGTTAAATACACTAGTGGTTCAATTCTAAGTGGTTCAGTTTCAGCTAGTATATTTGGTGGTGAAAATGCATACTATTTCACCCAACGTACTGATAAGGTATGGCTATTGACTGCTGATGTAGACAATATAGGTTTTTTTGAGGCTTATTCTTACACAGATAAAGATCAATATAGTAACGACCCTGTAGGAATTCGAACAAATACAAATTATATTCATAAGGAATATAAAATATTTGCAGGATCTCAAAAAATGGAAAATGATCTTATGTATATAGGAATAATACATGAGGATGAGTATACAACAATGCCTTTACCTACAGGATTAGGTGGTGGTGAAATTTTTAATAGAAAAATTGAACTTATAAAAGATGTTAACCGAATATACTATTTATTTATATCACCAATAGGTTCATCAAATTCCCAAGCTAATTTAGATAATAGAGCAATAGCAATAGGAAAATATTTTATAGATAACGTAATATATGGCTAATACTGGATACATAATAAATAATACAGTACGACAGTTTTTCACAACAGGTCCCAATTCGGGTAGCGCTGTGTCAACAGGGTCTGATATAGATTTAACAGTAGCACCTTTTTCATCAAGCTTAAATAATATAAATTATTATAATAGAGCCTATGACCCTATTTTATGTGAACCTGGATTTGAAACCTGTATTGTTCCTTTACTAACTAGTTTAAATACTGGTTCAAAAAGAGGAAGATTTCACATAAATTATGTTACCCAATCTTCAATAAATGCCCCAATAAACATAACAGCTTCAGTTAGTAACGATATTAATTTTAATATAAGTGAATCTTTTTATGCTGGTATTGGTGGAGTTATTCCTATCTCATCATCATATACAAGTGGTACTGTATATTTTAGAGCCTTTACATCATGTAGTGGCCCTGACCCTTCACCAAATTCAGACCCTTTATCTTTTACTTATGACCTTTTACCACCTCCATTAGATACTGGAAGTGTAAATATTGTATTTAAAAATAATTATTCTTCTGCTATGGAAGTTTTACTTCGTAGTACTAGAGGAAATGCTAACTATAGAATAGACCCGGGACAATCTATAACGTATGATTATGGTTCTTCACCTGACTCAGGTGCCTGGACTTCTACAGGTCGTTCTGAAAATTTAAATATTATAATAAAAGGAGGAGCACGGAGTGCTTATGGGAATTATATTCAAAGAATAACTAATGGTATAGAAAAAGAAACATATACTACGGGAGGTGGATTTAATAATCCTAATAATAATAATGATAATAGTTCTACTTTTACTTCTGATCTTGGTTTAGTATTTAATATTAGACAATTAGTTTTACCTAAAAATAATACTACAACGACCACCACATTTACTTTACTTAATGTCCCACCACCATTCTCAACTCCCCCACCACCACCACCTCCACCACCACTAGGACCTAATGGTCCACCTCCTGTAGAAGTAGCTTTTCCTACAGTAAAATTTGGTTCTGTTATATTTGGAAGTGAAGAAGATGCATGCAGTAATTTTAATGAAAATTATAGATCTGAAACATACTCCCAATTTGGGAATGTGTTATATCTTAATGAAATTGATGCTTTAGCTAGTAATAGAGGAACTTTCCCTAACATTTTAAATTATATTTTGTATGGAGATGGGACCTATTATGTGGTGAATAAAGATGGTAGAATGCAAAGTACAGGAACTTGCAGAAGACCTTCTATTACATTAGCATCAAGTAGAGGAGCATATCCAACCCAAGAATCCGCATGCTCTAGAAATAAATCAGGTGAAATTAATACAACCTATGAGCTAGGAAAAATTGGAGTATCTGGTAGATTCCCAGTAGCAGGATCTGGTAGGGGTGGTAGTAATGTTATAGTAAGTGGAGGTAAAATAATTGCACATGAAACTTGTGGAACTGAACTAACTAATGTATCTTATTCTAAGTTTTCATGGTATTCTAATGCTTATTTACTAAATGATCCATCAAATATCAATCCTATATTATTAAATCCTTTATCATCAGTAAGTATATGTAACCCATCAACCCCAATGACTAATTTTAAACTTGGCCCCTCAGGTGTTGTATACTATAGCTCACCAGCATATATACCTTTAGATTTAGGTTCTAGTTGGAGAAAAACCCCATCGGGAAATTTTGTACGCTTTAATAGGGGACTAATAATAGAAGAAGCACCTTCACCATGTTAAAAAAATAAATTATGGCAATAGAAGTAGGTCCAAACAAATTATCTTTCAAAAACAAATATACAATATATGAGAATGAAATCATATGTACTGTAGCTGAAAGCGAATTTAATATGACTCAAAACCCATCAATTACAACAGATAAATTAGGTTCATTAAGAAATTTTGCTACAGGTTCTATTTTTAAACCTTATATTACCACCGTAGGATTATATAATGACAGTAATGAATTATTACTAGTAGGAAAGTTTGCCCAACCCTTACCTATGTCCGATGTAACTGATACAACATTTATAATAAGATATGATCAATAATTACTGGACAGATTTAACCGGTAAAGTATATAATGAAGTACATGATTTTCCCGAAAACACTTTTGGTTTTGTTTATAAAACTAAAAACCTAATAAATGGTAAAATATATATAGGGAAAAAAGTATTATACTTTAATCGAAAGAAAAAACTAACCAAGAAAGAACTAACAGAAATCACCACACCAGGCCGTAAACCATTAACTAAAAAAATCCAATTAGAAAGTGATTGGATAAGTTATTGGGGTTCATCTAAAGAATTAATTTTAGATTTTAAAACACAAAAGGGTGATGGGTTCGAGAGACATATATTAAAAACATGTTTAACTAAAAAAGAACTAACATATTGGGAGATATCTTATCAACTTAAAGAAGATGTTCTTCTAGTTGAAAGTTATAATGATAATGTTTTAGGAAAATTTTATCGAAAAGATTTGGTTTATTAAATAAGGTTTCGTATATTCCCCCCTATGTTAAATAATGTTTTATTAGGATTAGTTAATTCAATATTAGGTAAAGGGTCTCCAACATCAAGAGGTAATCATTCATATCAATGTCCCTTTTGTAATCATAAAAACCCTAAACTTGAAATTAATTTAATTCCTAATAAAAAGAATGAAAATCCATGGCATTGTTGGGTATGTGATACTAAAGGTAAAACCATCCATTCTTTATTTAAGAGGCTAAAAGTTACTCCTGAAAAATATAATCAATTAAATGATATCCTAGGAACAACTATAAAATATGAAAATATAAGCCAAGATATTAAAATTGAACTTCCTAAAGAATATAAACCCCTATACAACTTAGCCCCATCTGATTTAATAGCACGTCATGCTTTAATGTATTTAAAAAGTAGAGGTTTAAATATGATGGATATATTAAAATATCAAATTGGGTATTGTGAATCTGGTAAATTTAATAATAAAGTAATTATCCCTACATATAGTGCTGAAGGTAAATTAGATTATTTTATAGCTAGAGCATTTGACAAAGACCCTACTAGAAAATACGATGCCCCTATATCTAATAAAAATATAATAGGTTTTGAAAATATGATAAATTGGAATGTTCCTATAATATTGTGTGAAGGAGTATTTGATGCCATTGCTATTAAAAGAAATGCTATACCATTATTTGGTAAAAATATTTCTGAAAAATTAATGAAAAAATTAGTTACAACTAGTGTTAAAAAAGTATACCTAGCTTTAGATCAAGATGCAATTAAAGCAACTTATAAAATAGCTGAAAAACTACTCGAAGCAGGTAAAAAATTATTTGTAATTGAATTAGAAGATAAAGACCCAGCAGACATGGGATTTTATAATTTTACTAATAAAGTCCAAGAAGCACAACAATTTACATTCTCAGACTTATTTAAACTTAAATTATCATTATGATATTGAGAAAAGCAATATTCCCCAAGCAGGAATACAATAAAAATTTTACCCAAATAACAACTAACGATTCTAGGTTTTATGAAGATGGTAATAAAACGTACCCTTCAGTAACATACGTGTTATCATATTATCCTAAGGGAAAATATTTTGAAGAATGGCTTAAGAAAGTAGGGTACTCAGCTGAATATATTGTAAAAAAAGCATCTTCTGAAGGTACTCAAGTCCACAATCTAGCTGAACGTTATTTATTGGGTAATGAAATAAAACTAATGAAAGATGGTACACCTCAATATAATTTAGAGGTATGGAAAATGTTTTTACGTTTTGTAGATTTTTGGGAGACTAGTAAAGCTGAATTACTTGAAACCGAAATATTTCTTTATTCAGATACTCTTAAAATAGCAGGAACCTGTGATATAGTATGTAAAATAAAGGATGAAATATGGGTTATAGATATTAAAACATCAAACCATCTTCAAACTACATATGATTTACAAACTGCAATATATTCAAAATGTTTTGAAGAATGTTATGAACAAAAAGTAGACCGTGTAGGAGTATTATGGCTTAAGTCAAAATCTAGAGGGGAAGATAAATCTGATAAACGTCTAAAAGGTAAAAATTGGGAAATGTACGAATCTTCCCGTACAATAGATGAAAATTTAAAAATATATAATCATGTACGTGCCTTATTTGACATCGAAAACCCAGTACTAAAACCCTTATCACAAAAATATAGAACAGAAGTTAAACTAAATTTGGCTACCTAAGATATATTTCGTATATTTATATGTAAATCATATAAGTGATAAAATTAAGACATATAATATTAGAACAATCAACAAATCCTAAAGCACTTATACTTGCTGGCTCCCCAGGTGCTGGCAAGTCTTCATTCATAGAGGGAGTAAAGGACGCTCTTATATTAAACGTAGATGATTATTATATGCGTAATTTAAAGGACTTAAATGTTTCTTTAGACCTCAAAAACTCCAGTGCCGAAGATAGAAGTAAAGCAGCTAAAGCAATGGCGGCCGCAAATGCTGAATTTCGCCCTATATCTCGTGAGATTATATTAGGTAAGAAAAATTTTATATTAGATGGTACAGCAGCATCACCAAAACCTACCCTAGAACTTAAAAAACAACTCGAAGATTTAGGATACGATATACTAATGGTATATGTTTTTGCCTCATTAGAAAAATCATTAGAAAGAAATGATGTACGATTTAGTAAATCAGATGGTAAAGACCGCAGCTTAGCCCCAGGTATTGTATTACGTACTTGGAATAGTGTAACTCAAAATTATGATTTATACCGAAAAGAATTTGGAAATGGATTTGTATCGGTAGTTAACGACAAAGCATTAGAGAAAGGTGAGCCTATGAAATCTTTAGAAGATTTAGTAGATAAATACCTTACACCATATACCCCAACAGATACTAAACCTAAAACAGACAAGGAAAAAGAAAGAAGTGAGGCATCAAAGGTAGAACTCGAAAACCAAATAAATGATTTTGTAAATTCAAATAAAATTGAAGATATCAAGTCAAGTTCTGTATCTAAAGACGAAGCAAAATCACGTGTAAATCAATTTTTTTCATGAATTACGAAAAATTAGGTAAAAATATAATTGAGCAACTGCTCATGGAGGACTTTACGGAGAAAGTATCTCTATACCCTGGTGCTTTTAAACCCCCACATAAAGGACACGTTCAAATAGCATTAGATTCCTTTGATTATGATACATCTAAACTAATATTATTTATTTCTTCAAAAGCAAGAGAAGATATTGAAGTAGAAAAATCACTAAAAGTATGGGAACTATACAAACAAAACATCCCAGGTTTAAAAAATTTAGAAATAATTACAACACCTTCCCCAGTTTTAGCAGTATATAATTACGCTAAAGACAACCCTACCCACGATATTAAAGCTGTATTTGGTAAAGGTGAAGGAGATCGTTTTAAATCTCTATCCAATAAAGAAAAATACTTCAATGTTGAAATATTCAATGCTGGAACTGTTGGTAATTTTTCATCAACAAATCTACGTCAGGCAATTCGTAATAAAGATATAGAAGTAATATCCTCATTCATACCTGATGAGGTAAACGTAGATGATTTTTTATCTATATTTCAATTAAACGAAGCTATAGTTGGTGATGAAATACACTGTGATGGTTGTGAATGGCATTGGAAAATAGCTGACGGTGGTGATGATTTATATATGTGTCATAAATGTGGACACGATAATACACCTAAATTAAGTGAAAAATTTAAACATAAAATTCAAAATCATATTAAAGAATACAAACATTATGTCTTAAATGAATTATTTGAAAAAGATTTACCCATTATTAAAAAAACATCACCCTTAGAATATATTGTAGGAGATGGGGAAGATATAGAAGCAAAATATTATTTTAAATTTGAAGATTGGGATGATGATTATTCACTAAATTGGAAATTTACAGATAATAATAATAATAAATCTCCCGAAGCTTGGAAACAAGTAACAACTACAGTTTTTAAAGTTTTAGAAGATTGGTTACAAACTAACTCCCCTAAATCTATATTTATATCTGGCAATACCAGTTCTAAAACCCTTATATATAAGAATTATATATTAAAGCTTCAAACTTTACTTAATAATAGATATGTAATAGACAATAGTCAAGAAGAAGGAGTAACAATACGTTCTATTGAGGAATCATATAAATCTTCAATTAACAAACGTATGGATTCATTAAATGAATCATATAAACAATCTTTAAACTACTATCAAAATGGGGATTTAAATTCTAAAAGTAGAATTGAACAATGGAACTCTGTTAAAAAGTTAATAGAAAGAAAAACTTTAAAAGAAATTTATAAATTAGTTGAAACTGGGGAATATAGTGATGAAAGCATTAATATACTACTTTCTGGAGAGGAACCAGTTGTTCCTAAAAAATTTAAAACACAGGAAGATAAATATCTTCAAGAGGCGAGATATAAAAAATTCTTAAACGAAAGCTGGGATACAAATAAAGCACGCATTATAAACGCGTTCCTAGATTATTGTACGGATTATCTGTCTATCGATAGACCTAGCATTAAATTAATTAATTCACCTGAATATACGCAACAATATCATAGTTTTGGAGGTTATGTTCCTTCAAATAATAAATTAATGGTTGTAGTTCATAACCGAAATATGGCTGATATTTTAAGAACCATAGCACATGAAATGGTTCACCACATGCAAAATCAGGATGGTAGATTAGAACCTACATCTGGAGAAGACGGCTCACCAGAAGAAAATGAAGCACATTCCTTAGCCGGTGTTATAATGAGACAATTTGGGAGAAACAACCCACAAATATATGAATACAATAAAGGGTAGTTTAATGGATTTACTTAAAGAAGATATATCAAAATCTTATACGATTTATGTTGATATGGATGGGGTTTTAACTGATTTTGAAAGACGTTTTGAACAATTTGCGGGTGTTACCCCTGAAGAATTTATAGCTCAAAAAACAATAGAATTTGGAAAATCTAAAGCCACTGAACAATTTTGGAGTTTAATAGACAACCAAATTGGTGTTAGATATTGGGCTGGAATGACTTGGATGCCCGAAGGAGAAAAACTATATAATTATATTAAAAAACACAAACCCACAATCTTAACATCACCCTCCAGAGATGAATCATCTCGTATTGGGAAAGGTGTTTGGATTAAAAGAAATACACCTAATACCCCATATAAATTTGGATTTGGAGCAAGTGGTAAAGAAAAATTTGCAACTCCTACCTCCATTTTAATTGATGATCGAGAAGATAATATACAATCTTGGAAACAGGCAGGAGGTATTGGTATAATATTTAAATCAACAGATCAAGTTATACACGAATTATCAAAAATAGGCTTATGAAAGAAACTCAATTAAATAAACAATTTACTGAAAGAGACCTACAAAGAGCACGAAACATAATTTCAGGTAACACCTCAAATACTACTCGCATCCAAACAGGTTATGAGAAAAAAAAGGAAACATATAAAGAAGGTGATATTTGGGAAGAAAATGGTAAAAGTTGGACTATAATAAACAACTTAAAACAAACCATCACCAAACACGATAAAATAAGAGAACTTACTCAACTACCCCTTGTTTGCCCTTCATGTAATAGTTCATTTAAACCAACACCCCTAAATAAAAAAATGTGGTCATACCATAAAATTTGTTCGGATTGTGTTATAGATATGGAAACTAAATTAAGAATAGAAGGTAAATACGAAACATATGCTAAAAACATAATGAATCAGAATAAAAATGCTTTTTTAACAGATTACGAACAAGCTGTAGAAGAATATGCTACAGCCAATGACGATACTTTTATGTCTGAAGCTGGTGATATTGAAAATTGGAGTAAAAGTAAGGTATCACCTGAAGTACTTAAAATGTTAAAAGACAATATTAAAAAATTAAAGGAAATTGAATTATAATACCTATACATATTTATAATAGAATAATTTTTATACCATGAAAAAACAAGAATTAAAAAATCTCATTAAAGAAAATATATCTGAATGGTTATCTGAAAGGATGGCATTAGATATGTCCCAGGAAGAAGCTTCAAGTGGAGATATGGCTTATACTGAAAAAGTTAAATTAGAGGAAGCCTCATTAGATTTTGAAGATAAAGTTACTAAAGACGGTAATATTTATCTTGTGAGAAAACCTAATAAAGAAACTGCAGAAGGGGGTATTGTTCAAGAAGTATCTTTACAATCTTTAATTAATGATGGTGAATATATTGGAGCCTTTACTACAGGGGTTCAAGCCTTAAGTGCTGGTAAAAAGGCATTAAAAGCCAGAGATACCCAAATGAAAGAAACCTATCAAAAGGGGAAAGATAAGCTTAAAACTCTTGAAAGTTCACTTGATGAAATCAAAGCTTCTATCGAAAAGAACATGGCAGAAGCCACTGCTAACCCTACTATGCGTGAAACAATGCAAACTAAATCCAATAGCATGCTTGAAAAACTTACTCAAGTAGAGGCCATGATTGAAAGATTAAAAGGTGGTCTTGAAAAAGAAGGATTGCGTTTAGAAAAGAAAAAGCCTTCTAAGGACGATACTAAAATGGACGATAAAAAAACTGACAAGAAAGACGACAAGAAATAAAAGTAGGTAAGTAAATAATGAAGAGTTTAAATAAAGTAATTGTAAAATTTTTTAATAAACATACATAAAATAGTTTATGAACCAACTAACACTCCGATATTTTCTTAGAGAAACTATAGAAAAAGTTGCAAAAGCAATAAGTAAGTTTTCTTTAGGAGATAAAGTAACCACAGTTGATGGGGATATGGCTAAAGTAACTATGGCAGAGCACCCTTTTTATACTGTAAAGTTAGAATCTACGGGCATAACAAAGTCATTTAGTTTTAAAGATTTAGCTCCCTATAAAGAAAAAGAAATATCCCAAACATCTGAAGGCATTATTCTTAATGAAGGAGTAATAGTTTCTGCTGGTTTAGAATTTCATGTTAAAAACAAACTCAACATATCAGAATGTGTATATCGTATAGGGTCAAAATCATATATTGAATTTTTTGCTGAAGTACGTGAGATGTTTAATGAAGGTGCTATACAATTAAATGAAAATGACAAATATTTAATACGTAATACAGATATTGGAGAATATGGTATATTTGAAGGGAAAGAAGTCGCTTTAGATATACCTATGTTAAATGGAGGAGAAATTGAAGAAGCAGAATTTAAAGGAAAAGACGTCTCACTAAACAAACCCAAACGTGGAGGTTCAAAAGCTTATTATGTTTATGTTAAAGACGGAGACAAAGTTAAGAAAGTATCATTCGGTTCTGGTGGGTTAAGAGCAAAAATTAATAATAAAGATGCCCGCAATGCCTTTGCTGCTAGACATAATTGTGATAAGAAGAAAGATAGAACTACAGCAGGTTACTGGTCATGTAATCTTCCACGTTATGCCAAAGCCTTAGGTTTGGGTGCTAATAAAAATACGTTTTGGTAGGATGGCGGCATACATAGATTACGAATATCTTGGATATCAGGTTAGACATTTTTCACATGACACAGAAAGTGCCGATTTAGTTTGGCATCGAGATAGATGTGACCGATATATAACTCCTATAGGAAATACTGACTGGCAAATACAATTCGACAATGAATTGCCTATACCAATAAATGATTGTATATTTATACAAGAAGGGAGATATCATAGAATAATAAAAGGTAAAGGACATTTAAAAATACTTATAAATGAACAAAAGTAAAATCACAAAAGCTTTACATGAACTTCTGCTAGAAGATAAAAATTTAAAAAATTTATTGGTTAATAAATTATCTAAAACACCCACTACTTTAAATGAAAACCTAGCCCCTCCACTAAACATGGGTCAAGTTGAAAATGTATATAAGGTGCTAGTAGATAATTTTGGTAAAGACCATATAGAAGATATGTTTACCTTAGGAGCATTAGATTTATACACTATGTTAGTTGATGGTGGTTTTGCAGGTATTCAAGAAGAAAAAGGACATTCACCCCAAATTGGAACAACATCAGGCCTTACCCCAGATATATTAAACCAAATCTTAAAAATCATAGCGGATGATACCGAAGATGTGAATGAGGAAGTAGATAACAATACATCACCCTTACAAAAACTAACAACCCAACTACAAACAAAATACCCAGACTTAGATTTTAAATTCAAAGGGGTATTTCAAGATCAAATTTCTGTAAAAGGTAATAAATCTAAATTACAAGATTTTGTTAAAGATAATCCAAAAGGTTTTGGTAAATATAAGGTAGATGTCATAGATCATGATGACAGAGACGATACAGTAAGCATAAGCGAAGCAGACCGTCCAGGTTTATGGGCAAATATTAGAGCAAAACAAGCTAGAGGAGAAAAACCAGCACGTAAAGGTAGCAAAGCATTTAAAATTGCTAAATCCGCAGGAGATAAAATTAATAAAGAAAAATAATATTTATATTAAAATATACTAATAATGGAACCATTCAATTTAAAAGATTTTATTATCGAAAACCAATTAGGTGCTTATTCTAAACTCTCTATGGAGAAAAAAGGCAAAGACCTAGACAAAGATGGAGATATAGATTCGAATGATTACCTGGCTGCTAGAGATGCTGCTATTAAAAAATCCACCCAAACTGAGGATTTAGATGTGGGACATCAAGATGATGAACCCTCAATGTTGAAGTCTGAGTTATATAGAGCCGCTAAGATGGCTTCAATGTTATATAAAGAATTAGATAAGTACGATAATATGCCTGGGGAAGTAGATTTTCCACAATGGTGGCAGGCTAAGATTATTAAAGCCAACCTATATCTTAGCTCAGCATTCGATTATTTAGATGGTAAACAAAAAGTAGCACAAATAGATTCTATGGGAGAAGCATCAATTTCTATTTTCCCCAAACCAACAAAATCTTTAAATGCTGAAAATAGTATTTATGAAGATAAATTAGAATTTAAAGTAGGAGATAAAGTAACATACCTAAGACACCCAGCTGTTATTACAGCCTCTGGAACAGACATAATGGATAGACCTATATATAGTGTATCTTATGATAAAGGTAATGGTGATACAAAAGTTACAAACATATATAATAAAGATGGTGAAATTAAAAAAGCAATATCTGAAACTACCAAAGGTAATATAGTAAGCGAAGAAGTACACGGACAGAGTACATTGCATAAATTAGCAAAATCTAGCGATTCTTATCAAGAATTTAAACAAAAAGCACAAACTCACCTAAACAGTATATCAAAAAGCACCCTAAACCTACCAAGTAAACTTACACTAAGTACAGTAGCTAGTTTAAAAAATATTTGGAATGAAAGAAATGATGATGAATATGATACTGTAAATGAAATATCTGAAACTAAAACCGATTATGATTTTTCTGAACAAGAACTAATTAGAGTTCTTAGACAACTTAAAACAGGTGCTTCTACCGAAGTTGATATGATAAGAGCTTTTAAAAAAGCACTAGGTAGAAAACTTACAGATGACGAAATTAGAGGATATAAAATAGACCCAAGTCGAGTTGGTAAAGCTTCTATGGAAGAGAAAAAAGTAGAAGTAGATGATGAAACCGAATTTAAAATAACATTATCTCATTTATTAGATAAGCATGTTAAATAAAACCCAATTAATTCAACTACTCGAGCAAGAAGTAGAAGATTTTATTCAATCTCAAGCAGATAAAGTAATTTCTTTTGAGGATGATCCTATGGAATACATCCTTAATAAATATCCTTCACTAGATGGGACCTTAGATGACTTATTAACTCCTAGTTATCGAGATTATATTACAGGTATATATGTAATGGCACCTAAACCAACAACATTCAAAATATTATTACATAACGGCCAACACTTTTACCTTATTTATGCTAAAGATTCTTACATAGCTAAAATCTCAGGTAAAAAATATTACTTACTCAACATAGGGGAAGAGGAATATGCTATAAAATCAATAGCTGAATTGCTTACTTTAGGTACTCCTCCAGGTTCACAGGGCCCAGATGTTGAAGAAGAAAATATTACAGATGCCTCTAAAGAAACTGAGGAAGATGGAATATCATCTGAAGATGAAGGTGGTGAT